GCTGTTGCTAGTGCATTGAACACCAGAGCTGACGCGCTAATCAAAATAGCTACTGCTGGAGTCGTTTTGAACGATGATGAACGTAGAGCAATCCTTGGAGTGTAAAACTTGAATTAACCAGATACATTGGGTGCAGTCGTAATGGATTGCACCCTTTTTTTGTGGATTGATTTAGGTATGCTTTTTAGCTCCTCTCACGAACTTTTATACTTTCGCTGATAGATTGTATTCAAAATAGGCCTTTATTTCGGCTCCTCATTACCTAAACTGCTTAAACATTGACTGAATGAATTGGCTCAATCCAGCCATACAATCTGGAGCATCATCATTTTTGTTCTTACCCTCCTTAGAGAATGAAAGAATGTTGTCAATAAATTGAGTCGATTCTGGAGTCCCAGTTGCAACGAATGTGCAGCTACGCATCAAAAAAGCCGAGTTCATTATGATTCGAGTAATTTTATTCTGCTGATTTGCGATTTGAAGTATCTTCGTTTTGGTTGTCCTAGAAAGAACCCTACTGAACATTGCTCCCATTGCATTGGATTCGACTCTACAGTAGGCTACATTCCACTTATTCAGCAGCTCGGCAACCTTTGGAATTGTTATATCGGTGTTGTCCCTAGTGAAAACATAGTCAACGATATACACTCTGTCCCCTACGATTGCTCCGATTGCTGCAGCTAAATAGTCCTTTCCTTGGTCAGCAACATCAACATAAGCTATACAGCCCTCAACTAGTGTCGTTTTCCCTCTGTGAGCTGGGTTATTTGGGTCTGGTGTTGTTATTTTATTGAACTCGGCTTGAGTCGTTTGAGTCAAAGAACCGAATAACCTACCTTGAATGTCGACTGGCTCTTGTTGGTATTCAGCTAACCAGACCTCTTTTGATGTTCGATTTCGTTTGTCCAGGTACTCGTCTGTTGTCATAACGGCTTGACAAAGTGATTCATCATTGTGGTCCAGAGCTGCTAGAATGATTGATTTGTCGTATATTTTATCTGCCATTGCCCTCCCAATAACATCATTGATTGACCAGCGTGTACCAATATCAATACGGCTGCAGCCAGATTCCATACGTGAGTCGTGAGTAGCCTCTTTCCATTGAATAATTCTGTCGTTTACTGTGTCGCTCAATGCGTCCTCAAGCCCTCTGTAAAGGTCATCAGTAATAGCGACCTTTGTTGCACCAAATCCAATGATTGTTCCTCCTACTCCAGCCCCAAAGTATGATACCATTTTCGCTTGATTTGTGTTCCAGCCTTGAAGATTCTTTTTGTCCTCGGATAGCGTTACATCTGCAAATACCTCATTGAACTTATCTGCTCGAAATATTTGTCGAACGTCATACGCAAATTTGAGGTATAAAGTAGCCGTACAAGTGTTTCTCATTACGCTTTCCTTTGGGCTGCGTCCTAGAGTCCAAGCACAAAAAAGTGATGTGATATACGACTTTCCAGCTCGTGGAGGCATCGATACGGATAGCGACTTAATAAGCCCCTCATCAATTTCTTGCATCGCATCAGCTACTTGCTTTAGGAATGGCCGTGAAATGAAGAAAGCCTTGTCATAATACAAACAGAACTGCCAGAAGTTACGTCTAGCCAGTTCTTGTTGCATCAGTTGTATAACAAAAGCTTTTTTATCCATTATCTTCATTTGAAGCCAGAGCCATAAGCTCCTCTGTTGTTAACCCAGATAAGTCTGGCTTGTCTGTTTTGATATCCAGTTCTTGTCGCTCAATGTAGCCTCTTACCTTTCCTTTGGTTTTCAGAAAGAAAATGATTGCTGCTATATTGCCCTCAAAGATTGACTCGTGCAATTTACTCTCTGCAAAGTCCAGAGCCACATTATCAAGGTCATTGACTGACTTTTTGTAGTCGGTATCCTCTTTCATCCATCGGTAGTGAGTATTGCGTGAAATTCCAACTGCCTTTGCTGCATTTGTAACAATTCCCAGACTTTTTTCCAGAGCTGCAACCATACGCTCCTTTTTTATGTTGTCACTTGTGTCACTTGTCTTATTAGCTTCTTCCATTTGATTCATCAATTAGTTTTGTGATTAGCTCCAAAGCTTCGGTAGAGTTTTGAACCTCATAACCATTGCTTGGTAGCTCAATATTGTGTACTCTTGTATGAATGGATTTGATTTGCCTATCGGTTTGCTCAGAGCCTCTCGAAAACCTCCCATCTGCACCATTACCCATAATTCGTATTATAATCGGCTCAGCAGCTTTAATTACTGTTTTATTGGTGAACCTATCTCCCTCCAAAAGTACAAAATCTTTCGAGCTGTATTGAAGAAACTTGTCCAAATCGGTAACCACTGACATTGATAGTCTGTCAGAACCTTGAAAGGTTGAGCCATCGTATTTCCCTACAATTACCAGATTGTCATTTCGATGAAAATAGAACTTTCCTAGCTTCGCTCTCCGATTACATTTATACTTGAGCAGCAATTGTTCCATTACCCAAGTTTTACCAGTTCCAGTTGCTCCAATCAGTAAAATTTTTTTAGGGTGTGAAAAATGGATCTTTTTTGCTTCGGATTTGTGTCCAGATTGCCAATCCGAGAAGTTTCTTGCCCCTTGTTTTTTGATTAAGTGTGGTAAATTGTTTCTGAACAACCCTACCTTGTGATTTGGATGAATAGCAGCTTGTTTGTCATCGTTCCCAATATCGTTGTAACCAGCCTTTATCATTTCGTTGTAGTCGTAAAACACGTCAGAGTGCCTATCCTTGTCCCTATCAATCATTTTGTCTTGCTTCCCTCCAAAGGAATAAATTAGAATGAAGTTTGTCGGTATAAGCTGAGCTAATTTGGTTTTAAACATATCAACCTCCTTGGTATAAGCGTAAAAGTTAACCTCTGGGTTGATTTTAGCAATATTTAACCAGTCTACAGCATAGTCGATTGAGTAGAAGTCCCCAGCGTCGTGTATTCTGATGTATTTTCCAATGTATTTTGGCTTGTTCAACTCCTCATTCATCATCGATATCCATTTATCCCTATGGTTCATAACTAAATCCAATTTCTCTCTGTGAGCCTTGAGTACATTGCTAAATTTGAAAGTACCAGTTTTGGCATAACAGAAAGCAGCACAAATCCCAGCATTTGGACAAGTATTTACCTTAGAACCATCGTCCATTGTAACCCAGTGGGCTGGTAGAGTCCATCCGTATATTCCAGTTCGTTTGAGGTCCGAATTTTGTGTTAATAGTTGCATATTATTTGTTTTGAAGTTCTTTAAGTCTAAAGTGCTCATACGTTTCCTTTCTGAAATCCCAGAGTGGTGACCAGTCAATACCATCTGTAATACTTTGACTCATTTTGGTTATCTCAGCTCCAGCCCTATCGATGTAGAACCCTACATACCTTTTGCCTAGCCTCCATTTCTTGTAAGCGCATAAAGTCGTTTCAATGTTCCAGATATTAGTATGTTCGATTGACATTTTTTGAACGTGATTTTTGATTTCAGCGAACCTATTTTGAAGCAGCTCAATTTCAGTTGGAGTGATTTTTAACTCCGTTCCGTGTGTATTCAAACTGTACATTGAGAAAGCCAGAGCAACCCCATTTCTACAGCTTTCTGCCTCCTTTAAATTGAGAGTTGTTGGCTCGATGTCCAGGCCAGTTAAAACGTGAAGCATCTCCAGGTAGATGAATAACGTGAACCTACCAAAAGTGAAAATACCAGATGATTTCTGGTAAACATTGTCATAGGACTTATCTGGTGTAGATAAAATCAAGCTGCAGAAAAAATTGTGTTGTGTGCTGGAACCGATAAGCTCCTTGTAAGATTGAAAAGCTGCAACAAATTGATTGGAGCTCTTAACCCTTAACCTATCTGTTTGGAAAATCAGAACTTTTTTGTTCATATCCCACCATCGTTGTAGTCTGTTGACATCTACATTCTCAAAGTCTGGAAATTCATTATAAATGTAATAAGCTGTTGTAGGCGAGTAGGTACAAGCGTAAAGGAATGCTAACCAATATCTCTGCTCAATATTCAGCTCAAATCTGTTAGAAATGTACCTCAGTGTATCATTCGCTGGGTCTATGTCCTTTGCTACGGAGCTTTTGCGATGATATTCGTAGTATTTTTTTAAGTCGTCCATACAAATTGTTTAGTACCTCTGTTTTTTGTGTAGTATTCCCCTTCAAATTGAAGTCCACATCTTTCGTAAAATTGATTAGCAGCGTCATTTGTTGCATTGCACTTTACAGTCAATTTTTTGTTCTCTCTGGCAGCTTTTTTCATCATAGATTGAACCAGATGTTTACCTAGCCCCTCTTTTTTGAATAGACTACCTACTGCCATCTCGTCAATGATGTAGGAATTGGCTTGAACTGACCATCTGTATCTCATAAAAGCTTTTTTGCCAATTACGATAAATTTGCTGGTTCCGGTGCCTCCAATGTAATTTACCCATACGTAAAACAGATTGAAATCTCCAATATGCTCCTTTTCATCTTTGTACAACTGTTTTATCCAGATTGCATCTTCTTCCTTGGCCGATGTGATTATAATTCCCATTTCAACAATTTATTTGCTGGTACTTGAAAGGGCTCAACATCTCCCAGAGCTCTTATAAAAATGTCTTTCGTTGAAGCTAAAAACATTGATTCACCTCTGACGTATATCCACATTGGCCTCATACCATTAGTAAACGCGTATAGCGTTCTGTCTTGAAGCAGCAACCCAGAAAATGAACCAACCCTTGAAACAAGCTCTAACATTGCTTTAGGATTGAACTCAGATACCTTTAGCAGTACTTCACCGTCATTGTGAGTTTCCATCTTAATACTCCAGCGTTCCTCCATTTCCTCCTTGGTCCCCATATCAATAACCCCATTGAAGCACAAGCTTGAATTGTCAATATGAATTGGTTGATTGTTTTCGTGATTATGAAAATCACCAGAAGTTGAGTACCGATTATGGTAAATAAAAAAGTTTGAAGTTGGTATTTTTATATCCCTAAATTCATTTTGAAAGAACTTTCTAGTGACAATTTTTCCACCAGAAAGGTATGAATATCCATAGGAATGCACCCCCCTAATTTTTGATTGACGTATCAATTTGAACAAGTCAAAAGCATCTTCCATACTCGGATTTTTGCTAAAATAACCTACAATTCCACACATTTTGTTTGCTTATTAAATATTTTTTACTCCCCTCTACAGTTCTGGCTCACTTGCAATCCGTCACTTCTTGAAATTTACAACCAACGTGTTGCCAGATAGGTGTTAATTGCTTAGAAGTGAAAAAAAGTGTATTCTCGATGATTTGTGTAAACACAATTTTACTGCTCATTTTCATCATATTTGAACGCTCTCAAAGGATAAAAAACAAGTGAATTTCGATATCCTCCAGCTTGAGTAGGAACTATTGGAGTGACTCCGTGAAGTGATTTCCAGGCTGGATAAACTAACATTGAATTTTCAGCTGAATTGAAGATTGCACCATAATCTGGAACTGATAAATGACCTCCGTATGAATTTTCTCGTTTGGCCAAAATTACATTAGCGCAGCCCAAAAGATTAGCACTGTCGATGTGATATGAAGCTGAAATATTGTAATTTGAAATTGAGCTGGTAAACAGATTTCCAAATCTCCACTCCTCTGGAACCTTACTTGAAATCGTTTCGAGTTGAGCAGCATAGATGTCTGGAGCTATTTGTTTTATAAGCTCCTCACATTCCCTACAAACCATCATCATAGCCTTGACAAACAAATCTGCTGTTTTAACATTATGAACGCTGCTACGTGTTGGATAAGCTCTCCTCATATGAGGCTTGGGAGGTATTGAACCAATGATTGTTGAAAACTGTTCAACTCCGTGGCCTCCCTCTCTCCGAGCCACAATTGCTGATGAACGTGACATAACAGATTTCGGAACTCTTTTTGAACGAAATTCTTGATTGGCCAGAGCTAAATATTTAGCCAGTTTAGGACTGTACTTGGTTACGTCCTTGATGTAGAACCCTACCATAACACCATCCTCGTATAACGTGCAATCCTCCGTTACATTTGGTCGCATTGTGCTGCACTTGTCACCAACTTTACAGCTGTGGATAACTTTGACTAAATCAATCCTTTTCATACTCCAGCTTAACTTGTTGCATTAACTCAATCAACTCTCCTCCTATGTAGATTTTGGCATCCCTACATTTTTTCTCCAGCTCTTTCGCGATTTCATATTGGTCGATGTCGATGTTGATTTGCAGAGCTTTTTTAACCCCTTGCTGCAGACTTTCAATATTAGCCTCCAAATCCTCGTAGTCAACATCATCGTAGTTCATTGGCTCTTTACCTAACCATTTGTCTACCAAATCCATATCCCAGTTGAACTCCAAAGCATCTTGGTCCCATTCACCATAGGATAAATTGTCCTTTATCAAAAGCTGCTGAACCTTGTCGTCTGGTAAGTCAACTTGACGCGCAAAAATTGTGGTATGACCAAGTTCTCGACAAGCCAGATAACGCATATTACCAGCCAGAATAACATTGCTCATATCAATTATAATTGGTCTGATTGAAAGCATCTCTGGAAAGTCTTTTATCGACTCCTTTAGAGCTTCAAATTTTGCAACATCAATCGTTCTAGGATTGTCCTCGTATTGCTTCAGTTCCGAAATTTTGTATTCTTTAGTTTGCATTTTCTAGTGCTTTTTTCATTGATTCGATTAATAGAGCTCCAATATCTACCTTACGTGCTTTGAGGTAATTCACCAGTTCGTTAGCGTGAGAATAATCGGTAATAACGAACTCAATCTGAATAACTTTTTTCTGAACTTTCATCGTGTCACCAGAACCAGAACCAAAGTCCGTATCTGAATCTGAATCCAGCTCCTCAGAAGCCTCAAGCGTATAGTCCTCTGGAGTCCAGATATTCATTCCCCATTCACGTAGTAACCCATCATCAAATGAATTAGCCAGAATGTCCCAGTCCCATTTGCCATAGTTGACGTTATCCTTGATTATGAACTCGTCCTTTTGCTCTTTAGTAAGTCCAGTTATTTTGACTATTTGTATTTTCTTTAAACCAGCCTCTACACAAGCCTTATAACGCATATTGCCCCCTAGAATAACCATATTCTCGTCAACTGCAATTTCTCGGATTGAAAGCATCTCTGGAAAGTCCTTGATTGACTTAACCAGCTTCTTAAAGTTAGATTCTTTGATTGTTCTCGGATTGACTGGATTTGGCTTGACTGCGCCAATTTTCACCTCCAGAACTTCTACATTCTGCACCATACTAAACGAAATAAAGGAATATTAAAAAAGTCAGAACAAAACAAACAACCCGAATAACAGATTGTCCGATGTACTTCATATCATCAAAGTACTCCATTGCTGTAGGAGCTTTCAGATGAACTAAAAAAACCATAATAAATCTATCCACAAAAAAAATGGCAGCCAATATTGGTGCCAAACAAAGTCCCAGAATGATTTTACCAATCCTTGAACCTACATTACTTCCCTCTTTCATAATTGCATTTTTTTTTGTTAAACTCTGGAGGCTCCGATATACTCGGTTGAACTACCTCCAGAGTGTGTTCATTAACACGATGACTGCAATATTATGTATTATTTTCTTTATTTGCAAATATCTGAAATTTTGCGTCACTTCTTGAGTTGTGTTGGAACCAAGTATGAAAAGGATAAGAAAGTCGCTCATAATTGCTTAAAAGTGCATATTTGAGCATTACTCGACTGTATTAAAACAAATAAGGCTGAGATTGCTCCCAGCCTTAAACCTAACCATTTGAACATTAAAAAGGCAAATCGTCGTCCTCCTCAAGCTCTTTGATTGCATCCTCCGTAAAGTTGGCTACAATTCCGTTTTTTTCAACCCCACTATTCGGTCCAAATCCGTGATGAACTTTCATATTATCTCCAGAGCTCGAACTCCTAGCACTACCAGAACCAGAGATTGCCCATCCCTCAGCTGAAAGAAAGTATTTCACTTCCCCTTGAGGGCTTGTCCAAGCTCGTCCTTTCAAATTTGCCTCACATTCCACTAAATCCCCCTCCTTGTAAGGATTTAGCAACTCGCATTTGTCTTGAGAAAATTGAACCTCAATCTCTTGAGGATATTTCTCGTCCGTTACGACAATCAGAGCTCTTTTTTTGAATTTATCTGACACCACAATGGTCTGTCCGATATTTTTAACTGTTCCAGTAATTTTCATATTGTAAAGGTATTAAATTTTAAATAAACTATCAGTTTCATCAGTGATTCGCTTGTACATTCCGTCCAAGTTGTTCAAGTAGTCCCTAGCCATACCAACTTGAGTGTAGATTGCCTCGATTTCGGATTGAACTGCTCCCAGAGTCCATACTCGCATACGCTGAGCTGGTTCCAAGTGTGAGAAAGTCATTGACCAGCGTATCTCTTGCTCCACCTCAACTGGCAGCTCAATTTCGCAGCGTTTGTACTCCTCCTTGCGAATTGCATCCAGAATTAAGTGCTCTGGAGTGTCCATAAGGCAATAAACCAATTGAAAGGAACTCTTACCAGATAAAGCCAGATATCCCATACCTTGCCAATAATAATCTGGGTTTGGAAGCTTTTGCTCAAACATTGGAAAGGTAAACAAGTCCCAGCTAGATTTCACGTCTGCTAATAGACCATTTGCATCCCAGTTAACATCTGGCTCTCCAGTGATGAACTCATTTGTCAAACGATTTTTGCTGTCAGCATCAAAATCCATTAGCAGCCCCCAGCCTAAATGATGATTTGCAAAAGCTATTGCATCATTTTCAACTAGATTCCCCTTTTCAGTGTATTTCGAGCTGATTTCCTTGCGAGTTTGGAAAGTTTCCTCTTTCCATAATTGCGTCAAATAGGACTTAGCCCCAGAGCTCAACTCTGGTTTGGCATCTCGCTTGGTAATTAACTCATCTCGTAACAAAGCTTGTTTGTCCGTGAGCTTTACCTTGCTTAGCAATTCGTTAAGCGTTTCTAGTTGCTTATCGGTGATTACTACACCTCGTCCAGCTGACATAATGCTCCCAAGTGAGCTGCAGCGAAATTTATAGTCGTCCCATCTTTTCATATCGCCAAGTTTTTAAGCGTTAGAGATTGTTGAGTTGTCAAAGCGTAATTTTTAGCCAGTTTCTCTACAGTGTATTGTTTGCTTTGGATTGCCACTACTGCCTCGTCAAAAGCCTTATCATCCAAAGGTTGAGGAACTCTTGGAGCTTTACTCGGAGCTGCTGCTTGAGGTTGAGTTCTAACTTGCTCACCAGAGGCATCATTGTCAGCGTCCGTGATTAACCCCAAAAGCTGAGCCAGTCCATAACGTCTAAAATACGTCAATTGAGAGCCATAGACTTGAAAATCATTCATTCCCTTGAGCTGAATACCAGCTATCAACTTGAGTCTGCTCTCAATGAATTGTTGAGTTTCAATGTGTAGAACCATTGTCACCAGATATTCGTCGTCTACGAATTGGGTTGTTACTAGACCATTCTTGCGTAGTAAAGGATTGATTGCCTTTACAATTTGCTTAAGGTCTGCATACTTGTACTTTCCGAAATCGTTGCTCGAAGCTTCGAAAATTACTGGAACCTCTGCTTGGAAGTTCGATAGAGCTTGTAGAAGCTCTTTTTTGATGTTCATCGTGTTCATATTACTTGATTTTAATTGATTACTTGTTTTAAATAAAAGCCAATATTAGTATTGACAAAACAAATGAAAGCCCCATTAGGAAGCCTCCAGTTATTTCTCTATTTTGCTTTTTGCAAACAGTACATTTTCCGTTTACAGTTTGGCGCATTCCAGCGCAACGTTTACAGTAGATAAAACCCATTGTTAGTCGTTTTTTATAGCCTTGATGAATAACGTTTTAATAACCTTTGTCGGTGCAGTTGCAGACTCCTCTATAAGAGTAATTTCAGAGGAATAGCGCGACATTACTCCAGCGTGACTTGCCTCTTGACCAATTTGCTCGGAATAGCATTTTAAAGCCTCGGCATAAGAACCCCCATAGTTGTCCGTTGATGTTCCTTTGAACTCCCATTTATAAACCTTTGGGACTTGTGTTCCATAAATAGTAATCATTTCTACTATGAAGTTGTAGTTGTAATGAGATTCCATAATTAAGAATTTAAAATGTTAGAAAATTGTAAACGAAGCGCAATAACCTTGTTACTACTTGAGCCATACTTCAATGAAGCTTCTTGGATTTTTGCAGAAACCTTGTTCAGTCTGGCTTCTCTGCGATTTTGTTGAGATTGTGTCATCGTGTTTTTTTTTAATGTTCGAAGCGAATCTCTCAACATAGTTTTGTTCTACCTAATTTTTTTTCATCTTTTTTTTAAAATAAATTTTAGATTGTGGTCCGGCTGTACTATTAGCCCCTCAATTTTATTTCTTTTTTCAGAAGCTTTACGTCTTCAATCACCTTAAGCAGTGATTCTCTGTCCCATTTGATTGGCTTACGTGCATTTTCATCTAGCCAGTTCAATTCATTTTGAGAGATTCTATCCAATATCCTAGCTCTGTATTCGTGAGGATTTGAATGTTTGTGCTGGTTACAGTGTACGCATTGGCCGTGTATATTTGTATAGTTAAATCGCACGTTACTATAATTAGTAGCGTAAAAATGTCCAGCGTCATATTTGACTTGTTTAGTTAGGATTGTATTGCAGCTTACACAAGTTTTACCCAAATCCCGAATCCGTATAAATTCGTTAACTTCCCTTTCAGCAATCGCAATAAGTTGAGGAATGGTCATCATATTTTGAAGCCTTATTTTTTTTTCCTTGTTCCAATCTTTAAGAATTTTTTGTTGTTTTTTTTCAGCAGCATATTTGAAACTGCACCCAACTGAACAGACAATTTGAGTTGATTTTTGAGGTGTAAATTCAGCTTGGCAGCTCTTACAAATCTTCTTTTTTATAACTTTTTTTGGTATCATCAATTTCAAAGGTACAAAAAATCAACCTCCTAGAGCTCTGTGATAGATAGCATTCGTCAGTTCTCTGTTTTTATGAACCAACGTCTGTTAAACTACTATAATCGCTTAGAGGGGCTTATTTTGCCTCTCCAAGCGTTTTGTGTTTATTGTAAAAAACTATAAATTCATTCCAGCTTTTAAAAAATAAAGATTGATTTTTTCCAGATTCAACCAAATAAGGAAAACAATCCAAAACAACGATAAATGAATCATTTGTGCAAAATTCAGATTGTGTAAATTTAAAACCTAATTTTTTTAATTTTCCAGCTAGTTTAGATTTTGTCATAGTACTTAATCTATTTGGTTATTAAAATGGATTTTCATCCGTATTTCTGATTGAATTTAAGGAGCTCAAATCTGATGTTTGAACTTCACTTTTAAATGACGGAACAGAGTCCAGAAATTTGCTAGTCTTCAAACTTACTTGCATTTCATAAACCCCAACATCTCCCTCTCGATTTTTACCGATGATAAACTCAGCAATTCCCTCAGAGCTATTTCCATCCTCCATTTCATACTCTCCATAATATTCTGGTCGATGAATGAAAGCCACAATAGAAGCATCTTGTTCGATGTCGCCAGACTCTCGCAAATCTGGTAGTGATGGTCGTTTACCAAGTTTAGAACTGTCCCTTGAGAGCTGAGCCAGTGCCAGAACTGGTACGTGTAAATTTTGAGCCATCGATTTCAGACCATTGGAAGCTCCAGATACGATGTCGAACCTATTTGTTGTAGTTCGTGAAGATATTTTTTGTAGGTAGTCAACAATAACAATATCAATTCCTCCAGAGGCTTTAAGCTTCGCTACTTCGCTGACAATATCCTTTATGGTGTGCGTTCCCTCGAAAATATGAATGTTTGAGAGCTCCTCCATTTCTTGAACCTTATTTATTTTGCTCAACTCGAAATCGTTGCACTCGCCATACTTTATACGATTGCTGTCCACTGATGCTACATTTGCCAGAACCCTCCTCATAACTTGCTCCTTTGACATTTCAAGTGCAAAGAAAGCTACCTTGAGCCCTTGCTGAAAAGCGCATTTGATTGCAGTGGATATTGCAAAAGCTGTTTTACCCATTGCTGGTCTAGCTCCTACTACCATCATATCTACGTCTTCCAGCAAAACAACCCTATTAAGAATTGAATATCCCAGCTGAATCCCAGATACCTCTCCTCTCTTGGCCCTAGTATGGCTATCCATTACATCAAAAATGATTTCTACATTTGATTTTTCTTTTACCCTTTCGGTTGTGCTACTTTTTAGCTCCTCCTCAAGCCAGAGCTTATACTCATCTGGAGAAAAATTGTCCATTCCAACATAACCTTGAAGCCTTAACATAAATACCTCAGCTCTGCGCTTGGTGTATTCGTATTCCATTTCAACGAATAGAACCTTGTAATTAAACTGGTCCAAGTGTGAAAGTGTGCTTGTCATCCGAGATATTTGTACAGTAAATTCCTTGTTCCATCCTTTACTTTCTCTCATTCTACTCACAATTGTCATCAAGTTCGTTTCTAAGCCCTCTCGCAGCATATCACCTATTGCCTTGTGCATTTCCTTGTGTAATGAAGTTATATTCCACTCAGCGTTGATATTTTGATGCAATTGAATACCAGAGGCTCTGTCTGAACATAATATTAGTCCGTAAATTCTACTTAGTGCGTCTGTTTTCATTTTGTTGGTACGTATTTTTTCGATTCCTTTTTAACCGATTGATTAATAAATTTGTCTAATTTGTCAGCTCTTGAAAAGAACTCCAGGGTGCAGTATTTATAGTCGCTGTCGATGTGGTATTGGTCAGCTTTCGCATTCTTCATAGCCAGAACAATCTCAGCTCTCGTAAAACCCTCCTTGAGCCTTGCTTTATACTTGCGTTTCAATGCGTCTGGGAATACTCGTGAGGACTTACCGAATGTTGAATTGAAGATAGATATTAACTTACCCCATTCTATGGTATCATTGTCATTATCATTATCATTATCATTATCATTATCGGCATCCATCGTATGCGATGGCATCCCAGCGTATGCAATGGGACTAATTTGCTCCTTTGTTCCCCAGCGTTTACCAGCGTTTGATTTGTTCTTTTCGCAGCGTTCTTGATACTTCTTTTCATCCTCAACAAATTGCCCCTTGAAGAATAGAAACGGAATGTAAATTAGGCTGCTCGTAGATGGTTCTCTACCATCCAGTTGATAATCAAACAAGGCCTTGAACAGTTCTCCAAGCTGAGCCTCCGGCAAGTGTTTAATTGGTGCATACATTGACGTATACAGAATGAATGACTTTCTCATAACTCCAGCTCCTTGTTAAGTTCAGTTTTCACCTCATCAACTGTCTTCCAGAGCATCTCTATTCGCTGCTCCTTATTTTTCGCCAGATACGAACCAGATTGACAGAACCTATTGGCATAAAGCTCTGGAAAAATATGCTCCATATTACTGTAAATATCTACAATTCCACACGTGTGAAAAAAAAAGAAACAAAGCCCTAAATCATTGTTGCCTATGTTCGTTCCGTGCAACCAATAAGCTCTGTTTAAAGAGTCGTATTCTTCGCTCTGAATCCATTCCAGAGCCAGTTCATAGGCTGCTAATCTCACCTCCAGAACTTCAAACCTTTCAATTGACATCATAATTCGTTGTTTATTTTGGTTGATACTTCCATTCCCTCTACCAGCTTCGCATCGTAATGTTTTCCTCGCAACTCTGGAAACTTTGCTTGTAAAGAACATCTAACCCTCCTTATGCTCTCAGCTGGAGGTAACTTGCTATCAGCAAAGTATCTAAGAAAGTCAATACCATTCATAAGCTCCAGCTTTGCCTTTCCAATTTCGTTGAAGTAGATTGTCGCAATCAATTTGTCGTCACTATCTCTCAGATGTGGTGTAGTCGTGAGAAAGTACTTTACTTTGTCCTTGACTGTTTTCATTTGGCTATAAGTCCTCATATCAATCCGTTGTCAGCAAATGAAAAATAGCTCTCGTCCGTGAGAATGATGTGGTCCAGTAGGGCAATCTCCATAATCTTTCCAGCCTCTACCAGATTGCGAGTTATTCGCTTGTCAGCTTCCGATGGTTTTAGATTTCCAGATGGATGATTGTGAGAAATTATTACCCCAACTGCATTGGCCAGAATTGCAGCTTGGAAAATTGTCCGAACGTCCATTACAGTTCCAGTGCAACCTCCCTCAGAAATCTTAGTTACTCCCAGAACTTTATTAGCACTGTTCAAAAGAGCTATAAACGAATACTCTCGATGTTCAATGATTTCTGAATAGAAAGGTTTGAGAATGTCATAACATTGCTTAGAGCTGCTTATTTTTGCTCTCTCTGAGGCTTTGATTTTTGGGTGATAAGTAATTTTCACCTCCGTTGCTTTCATTGTGTTTTCTGTATTCATCGTGTTTATAATTTATTGGTTATTCATTTTTGATTGATAAACTTGGCAAATCTTTCCTCCAATTACTTGTTCAGTGTAATCGTCTTGCCTTACATTTTCAATTGCCCATTCGTAAATGGCAGTATTCTCCATTTGTCTGTCGTATCGAACCTTTTTACCAGCTATTTTACTTGTAATTTTTCTCATTGACTCCAGAGCTTCATTTAAGTCCGTGTACTCAATGTTGATTGACAGATTTTTTCGACTCGATTTCATATTCTTGCATTATCAATAATTTCTAAAATGTGTTGAACCCCAGCATCTGGCTGACCATCTCGAATAAGCTCCAAAGCTTCGGCTAAATCCCAGTCGGTAAAATCAACCTCAAGCTCTCCAGAGCCTCCACAATTATCGCATTCAATTCGTTTGTAGCAGCCTCCACAACACATCGATGCTGGTTTGTTGCACTCTGGTCCAACTTCGTTGTAACCCTCTCCAGAGCATTCCTTGCACTCCTCGGTCAATGTTAATATTACTTTTGGCTCTTTCATAATTCAATTATGTATTTGATTTCAGTTACTGGTGGAAGCTCCTCTCCTTTGGTTAGTTTCATTCGGTATTCCAATAGAGCTACCATAATATTCTCAGCTTCTACAGTGAAGCCCCCTAATAGGGGTGTGCTCTGAGCTTCTTCCCCTCTACGTATGTAATAAGTAATGTGATAATTCTTCATAGTTCGTCTTGATTTGCATTGTTAACTAACTCTATTAATTTATACTCATCGTAATCCTCGTACATTTTAGCGATTTCCTTTGCCATCATTACCAGATTAACAAAAGCTTGTCCCTCACTTTCCGATAGTTCAGAAATCTCCTCATTGTGCATAGCTTCTAAGCAATCGTCCAAATCCATAGCAGTATTCTGAAATCTGCAGTAGCTCATATTTCCCATAATTATAAAATTTGATTGTTGATGTAACTTACTAAATCGGCTTTCACGTTTTTAAGGCTTTCCGATAATAAACCAGTAGCCTCCGAATACGTACCAGCCATAATAAGACCAATAGTATTGCGACCTACTTTTTGAGCAACTTTATTATACCTCCCTACAAGCATATTGTGAAACGACAAATAAGATTGATATTGGCTTTCCGTAAATTTTGTTTTGATTTTTGAATTTTGGTAAACATCCCCAGCTTCCAAATCTTTCCAAGGTGAAGAAATTACCTCGTAGTTCTCTAATAAATAATGTGTCTTTTGCATCGTGTTTTTTTTTAATGTTCGAAGCAAATAGAAGTAGAATAAATGAATCTACCTAACAAAAAACAATAAAAGATTTCAACTATTTTCAAGATTGTGTCCTAGCTGCCGTTCCAGGAGTGTAAAAAAACTTGTCGATTAGAAAACCGTCAAAAATGGATCAATTTCCAGTCAGTGAAAAATTGACGCGCTACAGCTATGGCTCTCGTGGCATCCGTCACTTCTGAAAGTTTATGAACGAATGTGTGCCAGAGATATAAAGTCGCTTAGAAGTGAAAAAAAGTGTATTAAAAACGATTGATTAAAACTAAAAAAAGCCCCCATATCGAGAGCTTTTTTTCAAAATTTAAGTTGTTATTTTTGATTAAAATTCCTTAATTAAACAATATGTAACGTCCTTTTGAGGCCGACAAAGTTCAATAAATTTAAGGTATTTTGCGTTGTCATTTATAACTTGACAACCAGCTGACCAGTCATTTATATCCTCTTTTTTGACTTGAGATTTAAAATTATAAGTGTTTGCGTGAAAGTTAATTCCAATAAAACCCTCCATTAACATTCCCAGTTCTTCGCTCTTACCATCAAAATCACCATCTCGGTAGAACTTGATTTTTGAACCAATTTGAAGTAATGCATCCATTTTCCCTCTGTGCTTTCCAGACCTCCAGAGGCCGTGATACCATTCATCTGCTTTGACCACTGCTGCTCCAGCCTTATTGTATTCTTTGAACCCTCCAGCCAGAATTGTAAGTCCGGGATTTGTTGTACCAGAGGTAACCTCTACAAACTGCTCTCCTCTGAATAAGTAGAATTTATCATCGAACTTATTTGGCGCGTCCTCGTTGCTTCTAACCCCTAAAATCCAGAAGTCTTTTGGAAAGCCTTTGAATGATGGTAGCAGCTTAACTCGATTGAGCAGCTGGTTGTCTGTGTATGATTTTACGTTGCTCATATTATTGGTTTATAATTGTCCTCGAAAAAATACTCATTGATTGCACACGTCTGAGGCTTGAACCATTTGTAACAAGCTTGAACCATCTTGCGCCACCATTTCAGATGATGCTCATAGATTGCCTCATAACTCATATCTGAGTCCGAGTTGAACAAGTGCCAGAGAAATGATGTATTCACCTCCTCAAGCTTATTACTGATTGAAATAGCTTCATTCTCGAACTTCTTTCTCCGAGTAGAATTATTCAAAGGTTGAGTAAGAAAGATTGCATCCATTATTTCTGTACTTTTTGTGCGTGATAAACTGCCTTTGCTCCGAAAGCTGTTGCTCCAACAACCAGAGCAATGATTCCAAACGGATTAACTACCAGACCAGTTGCCAAAATAGCCCCACAAACTGTACCGATTGTAGTTGCTAATTGACCTTTATTCTTGTCTTTACGTGGTGTTTTCGCTTTAATTCTTTCAACTATATTCATAACTTTTTTATTTACGTAATTCGTGAATTGCTGTTATAATGCGCAGCTCCATTTTGCTCATTTCTGTTTTAATCTCTTGAGTTGACGCATCTTGCTTTTCTCTGTTTTTCTCAACAGTGACTTTAAGACTATCAATGCGCTTGTGAAAAGCTGTATTTGCATCCTTGAGATTGAATTGCAAATCCTTTATATCTGCTGCTTGTGACTCCAGCTCAATGGAAAGAATATCAACCTTTCCTTTTAGTTTAAACCATACTCCAATTGCTCCAGCAGCTCCGAAAACAATTGAGATTAAAACGTCCATTCCAACACTAATACCAGATAAATCCATTACTCAAACAATGTTAAAAAGTCATCAACAATCTGCTTACTTCCTGAGCTGAGCAACAAATAATCTAATTCTAATGAATTGATTGAAACACTATCTGTTGAGACTCTATTGCAGTCAATAGCAGCTGCGCAGTTAGAGATGTTCAAACTAGAAAATGACCCAAAAAATAGGATAAAATTATCATAAATCTCCCTATCTGTGTTGGACATCAATGCTCTATCAAGATAGATGTTTTTAATAACTGGAGCTGTGACCATTCCCATTATAATATTGGAATCTGCTTGTCCACTAATAATATTAATATTCATAACTTTTTTTTTTAGAAACGTGGAACCTCTAATAATGGTTCAATAATTAATCCTTGTGCTAACTGATTTGTAACATTTACATTCAATGGTTTATTAGCGACAACATTTGTAAATTGGCAACTTTTAAGTACAGTGCTGGTAACAAATTCGCCAAGCAAACCTTCGCTTTTTGATACGCAATTTATTACCTCAAGGTTTGTAAGGCCTCCAGCATCAAGACCAATCATTGTTCCATCTTTCATCGTATAATATAAACTACAACCCATTAAATAAAGAGTACCACCATACATATAAATTGAATTACCTGATGTATTTACTTTTTTGATTGTTCCATTTTTAACAACAACTAATCCGTTTCCTTGAGTAATAATCGTATTAATATTTGAGAATAAATCTCCATTTAAAACAATTCTTCCAACACCAATATTTGCCCCCCATAAACCAACTGAATCATTGGCATAAACATTCCCATTTATAGTAACTTGACATTGAGAAGAACTCCAAACTAAAATCATTGATTGTGCACCTCCCAAATATGCTGTTTCGCTTATTAAATCACCGTTTATTGTGAAATAACTTGTTGCGCTTGAATTTGAAGATGAAAGTATGTTTTTAAAGTTACCACCGTAAACATTCAATGCCGTCATTATGTTTCGAGGGCAATTTACAGTAATTGTGCCTGAATGATTTGCACGAATTTCGTGAGATACTTGGTTGACTTTTATGTAATTTTTTACATTCAAAGTTGCGTTGCAATTGTTTCTCCAAGTGAAAGCAAAGCCAGAACCAAGAGTCTGAGTTGACTCCAGAGAGTTGAAATTAAAAGTTATGTTTGAGGTTCCAACAGTCACATTAAAAGCCAAACAAATTGCTCCTAAATTAACCAAAGAATCTCCCTCAATCAAAACTGTACTTGCATTTTGAAATCGGAAAGCCAATGAGCCCATTCCAAGGTTCCATTTTGCATAACCATACCAGTTGAAATCTGTTGCTCCAACTCTGGCATCTGTCAAATAAAAGTAACCATTAAACACAACTCCAGCGTCACAAAAAACGTCACAAAAATTATAAGGATTTGGCTGCACAGAATTAAATTCTCCTTTGCGAACCCAGACTAAACCTCTGTTTGTTTTTGTTCTGGATGTAAGACTTATTGCATTTAATGCAGCCTCAATTGAGAAAAAAGGTTTATCAAAAATACCTATTAATCCAGAGTAGTCATCTCCAGCAACATTGTCAACAAAAGCAACGGTTGAGTATTTAACACTCGACAAGCCCCCACCACCGTCAGAGGGCAAATTAAAACCCGTATTGGCTCTCAAAAATGTAACTAAACTTAGCAAATCAAACACTCCAGCATCTCCTTCCCATAGGTTACTGTTGACATCTGACTTCTGGATAACCACTGTTCCTCCAGAGCTCTCAAGCAAAGTAATTGTATCTTCCAGTTCAGTATAAACTGTCTTTCCCATTGGGAACTCTGACTGGACTATTGTTAAGTTAACCTCCCTTGAAACGATGAGGTAATTTCCAGAAATAATAATTGAATTCATATTATAGTTGTTTGTGTAAAAATACAATATTGCACCCATTTAATATGCACCTTGCATACAAATCTTTTGGAGTTAATCTGTAAAAATCTGTAATTCCGTAAGTCCAAGCCACATATTCTGAGCAGTACATACGCTCTGTAGGATTGCGCTCTCTCTTGTAATTTCCAGTGATTAATTTCCAAGGGTGCTTGATTAGTAAACCTTTAAAATCATACGCAGTGTGACCACTCATTGACATAGCCTTGATACAGTATGCTTTCTCGTCCAAAGGGGCTAAAAACCGAGTTACAATAAAGTCATATTGAAAGGTTTTCATCCACTCATCATAAGGCCTTACATTGACACCATCTTTTTGAGCATCTATGATGTAAGGCTTTCCCCATACTTCAATAAAAACTGCAGTGTGAGAAATTTTTGATTTTGTAAAGAACCTTATCAATTTGGATAAAGTTCCTTTCCCAGAGCAATGTAGTATATCTCCGATTTTCAGTTGTTCCATAATCAATAGAATGAACGTTTATTTTTAAATTTATCTGATACAACTGCCTTTAACGATGCAGACCTTGAAAAGTCGAAGTACGTTATTTCGGCTGATTCCTCCAGAATAACTGGCAAATCATTGTATCGGTACGAATGGTTGTGAGCATTGTAGTCAGATATGTATAGTTCGTTTTCAGAAAGCAAGTACAAATCTGTTAATTTTCTGATATGCTCCTCACAAGTTGGGTCCGTAATGACTTCGTAAGTATTCAGATTTTCTCGAATTACTTTTTTCATTTCCCGATTCTGGTAGATGATATTGTCGATTTCCGTGTTAGGCTGTCTGTTCCCGATGAAACCATAGAACCTAATTGTGTCCTCCACATTTGAACCAGTGAAATTGATTCCCTCGATTTCTTGTTGTGAGTTAAATTTTACACGCAATCTCGCAGTGCTCAGAGCATTGTTCATACTAAAAGGTGACAAATTGTACACCCCCCACGTGAAAGTCTGCTCAAGGCCAGATATGTTGTATGAAATTTTAATCTCATAACACCCAGCTCCGTCACTTGTTAATACATCAAACCAGTTTATTGTCCAATAAAACGCATTCGGCTCGTTAATAAATGCGATTGGAATTGTTACATACATTGTTGGCTGACCATTTTTTTCTAAAAAACATAAAACCGTGTCTGTTGGTCCACTTAATTTTATCCAAGCACTTGTAATATCATTTTTCCAACTATCGCTTGAATTACTTGCAAGAACATTAAAAGGGCAACAACATCTAAAATAACCCCTATCTTCTTCTTCGAAAATTTCTGGTAATCTTATTGAATCATATCTTCTGAAATCTCTATCTTCTTGAATTAAACAATCATCGCAACCAACAATTTGAAATAAATCAATTCCAAATTCAATGTTCGGAATCCATCCATCATAAGGACAAGGTGAAGTTGAATTATTTGTTGCGTAAAAAGTATCTAAATCCGATATCTCTGCCATCACCCACGAACTGACAGATAAATTGTAGTAAATTCTAAAAGTAAAACCACTCCAAACAAATTCATAATAATTGTAACCATTAATCAAACCTAAAGGATTTAATTCCTCCTCTTCAAAAGTTGACATTGGCTTAAACTTGTAAAATACTTTCACACAATCACAAGGAGTATTACATTCACCAGCCTCAGTTGTAAAAACTGGAAATGTAACGCTGTTTTGCCAAACTGGAATAGAGGCAAAAGGACAATCATCCGTATTAACCTTGATTCCAGTTACGAAAGCTGTTCCTCCAACCCCATCTGTGGTAACGTACCAGTTGTTAGTTGCATCGTGCCAAATTGTGTAAGTAATAACGTCAATAACGAACTCCCATACGTTAAAACCATTAGCTGTTCCGGTTGTTAGAGCTGTTACAGTTGTCACTGGGCTGTCACCAGTCTGGTACGTTATTTTAAGACATTCACACATAATTAATAATTTTGAGCAATATAATCGGTGATTTTCGTGTGTATTCTATCCCATAAAGGTTGCGTAACATACCCAGCTACTGGAACTAGCTCACATTTTTCCTTGGCCGTTATCCACCAACCATTATTAATAGCAATTGCCACCTCCCAGAACGCATTCTCAATTGAAGCATTTACAATTCTAGGATAGTTATTCACCATTGAATTTAACCGAAGCTCTGACATTAAAGAAATCAAAGCAACTCTTCCATCAAAAATCCTTTTATCATAAAGAGCAATTTCAGAGGCTAATAAATCAACTTTATTGTGTGTTGCAACTAGATTATCCAGCCCAGCCTCATTAATTATTTCGTCACCATAAACAACCAGTTCATCATCAACCAATTGGAGTCCCACAAACGACTCAATAAAATTTGAATTATCAATCTCTTGGTGCAATTTTGACGCGTTTATTAATGCCTCATCTATTGCGTATATTTTTAAATTTTCCATTTTAAGAAAGTTTGATTGCTGAAATAACTCTATTACGAATTGTGCCAGTTCCAGATGGAACCTTAGCAACCATTGAAATAGTTTGTAACCCAACAATTGTTAATATTTTCTGTGTTGCAAATGCGCTATAATCTCCACCTGCTTTCGCTCTAATTTCTCTACCAGTTCCATTCTCATAAACTCCAGCAACTGCTATACCAACAAATGTTGAAGTATTATTTAAGTTATGAGTACACTCTCCAGATATAGTAACAAGCCAAGTTCCAGTTGGTAAAAAAATGTTTTGAATTACAGTATAAACCAGAGTTGTCACTGA